GACGGCCTGTCCATCGGCTTCCGCACCCGCAAGGCGGTGCGCGATCCCCGGACCGGCCAGCGCCGCCTTTACGAGATCGACCTTTGGGAAATCTCCATCGTCACCTTTCCCATGCTGCCAGGTGCGCGCGTAAGCGCGGTTAAGGCAGCATATTCCCCCGCCCGGCTGCAAGACGCGCTCGCCTCCTCCGCCAAGGCTCCGAGCGCTTGTGCTTCGCGGCTCCCCCGGCTCACCGCCAACCGTGCCTTCCCCGCGCGGCGCGAAGCCCGGCTGGGCGGGGGGCTTCTTCACGGCTAGCGGTCGCGCTCAGCCACAAGACTGAAGACGTTCATCAACCCATGAGGATGAAATGACCGACAACGACACTCCGGCCGAGCTGGAGAACAAGGCCGCGCGGCCAGCCGCATCGGAATTCGACGAGAGCTATGACGGCTTTCTGCACGCATTCGAAGCGTTCAAGGAAACCAACGACGAGCGGCTCGCGCAGATCGAGCGCCGTATGTCTGCCGATGTCGTAACCACCGACAAGCTCGACCGCATCAATCGCGCGCTGGACGACTATAAGGCGACGGTCGACAGCCTCGTGCTGAAGGCGTCGCGTCCGCAGCGGGGCGGCGGCCTACCTCGTAGCGGCGCAGCGTCCGAGCATAAGAGCGCCTTTGAGGGCTATATGCGGCGCGGCGAAGCGAACAATCTGCGCCGCCTTGAAGAAAAAGCGCTTTCCGCCGGCTCCGACGCCGATGGCGGCTATCTGGTGCCCGAAGAGGTCGAAGCCGGCGTGATGCGTGCGCTGCGTGAAGCCTCGCCGATCCGCGCGATTTCCGGCATCCGCCAAGTTTCCGCCAACACCTACAAAAAGCCTTTCGCAATCACCGGCGCGGCGACAGGCTGGGTCGCCGAAAGCGCGACGCGCGCGCAGACCAATTCGCCGACCCTCGCCGAGCTGGCCTTTCCGACCATGGAGCTTTACGCCATGCCGGCGGCGACCCAGACGCTCTTGGAAGACTCTGCCGTCAATATCGACGAATGGGTCGCCGAGGAAGTTCGCATTGCCTTTGCCGAGCAGGAGAACACGGCGTTCGTCTCCGGCGACGGCGTAAATAAACCCCAAGGTTTTCTGAACTACCCAACCGTCGATGAGTCGAGCTGGAGCTGGGGCAATATCGGCTATCTCACGACAGGCGTTTCCGGCGGCTTCCCGACCAGCGCGCCAGCCGACACGCTGATCGACCTCGTCTACACGCTGCGTTCATCTTACCGGACCAATGCGCACTGGGTGATGAACCGCTCGACGCAAGGCCAGCTGCGCAAGATCAAGGACGCCGACGGCAATTACATCTGGCGTCCAGGCGAGCAAGCCGGTCAAGGCGCGACGCTGATGACCCTCCCGATTGCGGAAACCGAGGACATGCCGGAGATTAGCGCCGACAGCTTCTCCATTGCTTTCGGCGACTTCGGCCGTGGCTATCTCGTTGTCGACCGGCTCGGCATTCGCATCCTGCGCGATCCGTTTTCCGCGAAACCTTACGTGCTGTTCTACACAACCAAGCGCGTTGGCGGCGGCGTTCAGGACTTCAATGCGATCAAGCTTTTAAAATTCGGGACGGCGTAATCGCCTGACTGTGAAAGATTCGGCATGGGCAATTTACGGGGCAATTAGGCGATCACCCTTATGCATTTGAGCAACAGCTGCCTTAGTTTTGCTAAAATTGCCCGTGCCGAATCGTACAAGCAAAACGCCGGCCATCCGTGAAGACATTAACACTCGAATGAAACATTCACGCCTAGCAATTTGATTTCTCAGCCATAACTTTGGGGTTACGAAATGGGAGCCTACGCGGCTTCGAAAGGGCCGATCTTTTGCAAATCGCAGACATACGCAAAATCCCACATCTAGGCTCGGCCCAGCTTTTTTGCTTCTCTCAAATTGTTCGACAGCGATTATCGGACGGAACAATAAAAATAGGCGCTGCCCCCTAGCGCGAAGGCCTGCAAAGGGCCGAGGCCGTGACGTCCTCCCCCGTCACGGCCTCACTTTTTTACCCATTCGTTACAAGACGCCGGACGGCTCTCAGACCCTGAGAGTAATCCCAGATCGTCAAACTGTTTTCCTTCGAAAGTTGCCCATGCCTGTGATCCTGACATCCGGCCCCTCGGTCGAGCCGGTCTCGCTCGACGAAGCGAAGCGTCATTGCCGCGTCGACGGCGACGCCGAAGACATGCTCCTTTCCAGCCTCATCCTTGCGGCCCGTCTCCATGTCGAGCGTTCTCTCGATCTGGCGCTCATCAGCCAAAGCTGGTCGCTCTATCTCGATCGATGGCCGGACGCGTCCTTTGTCGAGCTGCCGCTCAGCCCTCTTATTAGCGTCAACGCGGTTCGCCTTTACAGCCCCACAGATAGTTTTGTCACCATCGACCCAGGCCTTTTTGCTGTAGACGCAGCCTCTCGCCGTCCACGCATTGCGCGCCATGAGGGACAAAGCTGGCCGCTTCCGGGCCGGACTGTTAACGGCATCGAAATCGCCTTTACGGCCGGCTACGGCACGGCGGCCGATGACGTTCCCATGCCGGTTCGCCTCGCGATCAAAATGCTCGTCGCCCATTGGTTCGAGGCGCGCGAGCCTGTGCTGCTCGGCGAGAGCGCCGATCCCGTGCCTTCGACGGTGGCGAGCCTGATCGCGCCCTATCGGAGCATGAATCTATGAGCCAGCGCATCGGTAAGCTGCGCCACCGTCTGACCATCGAACGCGCGATAAGAACCGGCGATGGCGGAGGCGGCGCAAGCGTCGTCTGGGGCGTCGTGGGCGACGTCTGGGGCGCTGTCGAAGCGGCCTCCGGCAAGGAAAGCGTCTCATCGGAGCGCGTAAGCGGACAGGCCGCTTATCTGATCACCATCCGCAACCGGACCGACCTCGGTCCAGCCATGCGTTTCCGGCGAGGCAATGAGCATTTCGAGATCCTCGCAATCCTCGACAAGGATGGACGCGGGCGCTTTCTTCAATGTCATTGCGAGCGGCGCGATCTATGAAATTCAAAAGCCGATTGACGGGGCTCGACGATCTGAAAACGGCAGTGGCGGGCATCGCCAATGACGCAGAGTTGCGTCAGCAGGTGAGAGCTGCCGTAGATGACGTCCGCCAAGCCGCGATTGAAAGTCTGAGCGACGGACAGCCGCCGGATAGCCGGACAGGCGAACTCGCCAAATCGTTAATCGTTGAAATTGCAGGCGACGGAAAAAGCGCCAGCATCGGCACGCCGTTCGACTATGGCTGGCATCTGGAAATGGGCAGCTTGAGCCGTCCGGCGACGCCGTGGCTTGAACCGGCCTTTAACGACAGCCGATCCGCCATTATGAGCCGGATCAGACTTTGGCTGGCAAATTCTGCCAAGCGCGCCCGGCGTTAAATCAGGATTGTTTCCGTCTGAAATAATCATGATTTATCTTTTCTGTGTACGCACGATTTTACGGCAAAACCGGTTCCCACTTTTGCCGATCGTGCTTGAAGCCATTTTCACCCATCGAAATAGGGAGACGAACCGTGAGCAACCCAGGGTGGGACTTACAAAAGGCAGCCTATGACGTTCTGATCGCTGATAGCGGGTTCACCGCATTGCTTGGCGGCGAGCGCGTTTACGACAATGTCCCTCAAGACGCCGCATTCCCGTTCGTCGTCCTCGATCAGATGCGCATCAACGACTGGAGCACGGGCACCGAGCGCGGTTCGGAGCATGTTCTGATGCTGCATGTCTGGTCGCGTTATGATGGCAAGCGCGAATCTTATGAGATCGCCGATGCAATTCGCGAGCTGCTCGACGACGCCGAACTGACGCTTGCCGATAACCGGCTCATCAATCTCACCCATCAATATTCCGATCTGAAGCGCGATACGGATGGCGAGGCCTATCACGCCGTCATGCGCTTTCGCGCGGTAACCGAGCCGGTTATGTAGCGGCCTTTGCCGCAGCGTCGTCCTCGGACTTGATCCGAGGACCATTGCACCGACATCGCCACCGGCGCAAAACGTAGACAGGCCGCCGGCATGGGTTGCCGGGTCAAGCCCGGCAACGACGAAGACGAAGGCTAAATTCCTATGGCGCCCCCGCGTCGTCCTCGGACTTGCCTGCCCCGGCCACTGAGCCGGGGATCCGAAGACCCATTCCACTGACGTCGCCGCCGGCGCAAAACGCGGACAGGCCGATGGCATGGGTTGCCAGGTTCCCGGATCGCGAACCTTTACGGTGAGCGACAAGCGCTCACCTTGGTCCGGGACAGGCAAGCCCGGCAACTACGCCAAACATAATTCGTAATCCCTTAAATCCTGGAGACAGTCCCATGGCGGCCCAACGTGGCAAAGACCTTCTTTTGAAAGTCGACGAGACCGGCGCCGGCAGCTTTACGACGGTGGCTGGCCTGCGCACGCGCAGCCTCGCTTTTAACGCTGCAATCGTCGACATCACGCATACCGAGTCCGCAAATGAATGGCGTGAATTGCTGGCGGGTGCGGGCGTCAAGACGGCCCGCCTCTCAGGCAGCGGCATCTTCAAGGATGAAGCCTCCGACGAGACTGTGCGCTCCTATTTCTTCGACGGTACGATCCGCGACTGGCAAATCATCATACCCGATTTCGGGACCGTCGAAGGCGCGTTTCAAATCACCGCGCTCGAATATTCCGGCGGCCATGACAATGAGCTGACTTTCGAGATCGCTTTGGAGTCGGCGGGCGCGCTGACCTTCACCGCAGCGTAGATTGATGTTCACAGGACTATTGGGGACAGACATGGTCAATCGTCATCGCGGCGAGATCGCGGCCATCCTCGACGGCGAGCCCTACCGGCTTTGCCTGACGCTTGGCGCGCTTGCCGAGCTTGAAGACACATTCGGCGCGGACGACATGCTCGGCCTGGCCCAGCGTTTCGAAGCCGGACGGCTCAGCGCGCGCGACGCGATCCGTATCATTGCCGCTGGACTTCGCGGCGGCGGAAACGAAATTGATGAAGCGCGCATTGCGCGAATGCAGGCCGAAGGCGGCGCGGCCGGTTTCGTCGATATCGTCTCACGACTGCTGAACGCTACTTTCGGAAACAATGAGACCGACAAGGCGAGCGAGGACCGCGCGCCGGGAAAGCTACCACAGGCGTGCCGCGACCCGCTTTGACGCCCTTTCCCTGGGACGACGCGATTGCATCCGGTCTCGGCGTGCTGCGCCTTGCGCCCACTGAATTCTGGTCGATGACGCCGCGCGAGCTTGGGCTCGCCTTACGCGGCGCGGCGGGCCTGCCCGGTTCGTCCGCGCCATTTTCGCGTGCCGATCTCTCCGCCCTAATGCGCAAATTTCCCGACGCACTCTGACGTCACCCCGGAAGCCGCAGAGCGGCTGTCCGGGGTCGCGTTGCGACGGCGGACGCCTTCAATAAAGGACCAACTATGACCGACACCGTCGCTAGTCTTTCCGTGCGTATCGGCGCGGATACGAACGAGGCCCGGCAAAAGCTGAAAGATCTGGAACGGCTTGGCGATGCCTTCGGACGGCGGATTACCGGAGCCTTCGAAGACGCCGTTTTCGCAGGCGACAGTCTGGGCGGCACGCTGCGCATGCTCGCGCTCGATCTCTCCCGCCTCACGCTGCGCTCGGCTGTGCAACCCTTTACAGCCGCGATCGGCAACAGTTTCGCCGGTCTTTTTCAGGGGCTGACGCCTTTTGCCAAGGGCGGCGTTGTAGGTTCGCCAATGCCGAAGCCCTTCGCGCAAGGCGGCGTGATTGCGTCGCCGGTGACTTTTCCCCTTGGCGGCGGGCAGACCGGGCTTGCGGGCGAGGCCGGACCGGAGGCGATCCTGCCACTAACACGCGGTTCAGATGGACGCCTCGGCGTTCGCTCCGATAGCGGACGAAGCGTCACCATCACGATGAATATCTCAACGCCCGACGCCGAAAGCTTCCGCCGCTCCGAGACGCAGATCGGCGCAATGATTTCCCGCGCCGTGAGCCGCGGCCAGCGGAATCTGTAGTTGTTGGCCAACCCCTCCGCGCTGCCTTTGCCCACTTGAACGACGCTTGCTGGTCGCGATCAGACAAGCATCGCCCGGCTGGGCCCAATCGCTCCAAGCAAGCTCTCAGTTCGTGGCACCCGGGGCCCACTGCTAAGTGGGCCAAGAGCCGGGCGGAGGCCCGGCGTAAAACCGAAGGTTTTCTCACAAAATGTCCTTCCATGACATCCGCTTTCCAACCGCGATCAGCTTCGGCGCGACGGGCGGTCCTGAGCGGCGTACCGATATTGTCGTGCTCGGCTCCGGCCACGAAGAGCGCAATCAGCGCTGGGCCGATAGCCGCCGCCGCTACGATGCGGGCTACGGGCTGAATTCGCTCACAGATCTGGAAGCCGTCGTCGCGTTTTTCGAGGAACGGCGCGGACGGCTGCATGGCTTCCGGTGGAAAGACCATACGGATTTTAAGAGCTGCGCGGTGAATGCGACGCCGTCAGCGACCGATCAGACGATCGGCGTCGGCGATGGTGCGACGGCTGACTTTCAGCTAACAAAGGCCTATGGCGCGAGCTTTGCGCCCTGGTCTCGCGAGATCAAAAAGCCGGTCGCCGGCTCCGTACTCGTCGCAGTCGATGGCGGCGCACAAACCGAAGGCAGCGACTTCACCTGCGATGTGTCGAACGGCAGGATCACTTTTGAGCCCGGCTCGATCCCGGGCCCCGGCGCCGTTGTGAGTGCAGGCTTTGAATTCGACGTCCCCGCGCGCTTCGACAGCGACCGTCTCGAAATCAGCCTGGAGGGCTTCCGCCACGGCTCGATCCCGAGTATCCCGATTGTCGAGATCCGCATATGAAAACCCTTCCCCCCGGTCTGCAGGCCCATCTCGATGGCGGCGCAACGACGCTGGCCTGGTGCTGGCGTGTGATCCGCAAAGATGGAACCGTCTTCGGCTTCACCGATCACGACCGCGATGTGACATTCGACGGCACCACCTTTGAAGCCGCGAGCGGTTTCACCGGCACCGACATTAGGCAGTCCATTGGCCTGTCCATCGACAATCTCGACGTAACCGGCGCGCTGCAATCGGAACGCCTGAACGAAGCCGATCTCGCCGCTGGCCAGTTCGACGATGCACGGATCGAAATCTGGCGCGTGAACTGGGCCGAGACCGAACAGCGCGTCCTGATGATGACGGGCTCGATCGGCGAGGTAAAACGCGGTGAAACGGCGTTCACGGCGGAACTGCGAAGCCTCTCCCATTATCTCGACCAAAAACAGGGCCGGACGTTTCAATATGCCTGCGACGCCACGCTCGGCGATGCGCGCTGCACCGTCGATCTCGACGATCCGGCCTATAAAGGCACCGGGCAGGTGAGTGCTGGAAGCGCTGCCTATGCCTTCAGCGCATCCGGTTTAGAGACATTCGCCGATGGCTGGTTCGCGGCTGGCCTCCTGACATGGACAAACGGAGCCAATGACGGCCGGTCCATGGAGGTGAAGCGTCATCGTCTGAACGAGGGCGGTTTGGTCGAGATCGAACTCTGGCGCTCGATGCCGGCGACAATTAACGCTTCAGACATATTTACAATCAGAGCGGGTTGCGATAAGATTTATACAACTTGCAAGAGTAAATTTGTTAACGGCATGAACTTTCGGGGTTTTCCGCACATACCGGGTAATAAATACGTACTCGCTTACCCGCAGAGCGGCGATCCCGACAATAATGGCGGTAGTATGAATGCGTAGTTTACGTTTGCGGGGATTAGGATCGCGGCTGGCAGTCGTCTGGTTATTTGCTGCGATCATTACGGCATCTATGGCCTTCGCGGCTCGTATGCCACCTTTCAATCTTGCCCCCTCCCTCGTTCAACTCATTGCGCTCTGCACGAACGGCCTTTGCGTTTGGTTGGGCAGCAAGATTTTCTTTCATAAGCAGAGCTGAAGCGCTCCCATTCGAGATCAGCGGCGTCCGCCCTCTTCCGGGCGCTGCGATCGGTGCGGCGCTGAACGGCGCCCCCTCCCGCTCCTTTCAAACATCGTAAGAAATGACCGTCAATGAGAGCTTCCCTGCTCCGATCGTTCGTCATCATTTTGGTTTTCCTCCTTGTCAAAATCACCCTCCTCTACAACTTGCGACGGCATCGTCGCGCTAGCTCGCTCATGGCTGGGCACGCCCTATTGCCATCAGGCCTCGCTCAAAGGCGTAGGCTGCGATTGCCTGGGGCTCGTGCGCGGCGTTTACGCCGAAGCCTACGGCCGTCCGGCCGAGGAACCGCCGCCTTATAGCCGCGACTGGGCCGAGGCAAGCGGCCGCGAAACCATGATCGAGGCAGCTAGCCGTCATTTGATTTGCGTCGATCCGCGTGATGCCCAGCCCGGCGATGTCCTGATCTTCCGTATGCGCACAGGCGCAATGGCCAAACACGCGGCAATCATGACGGGACCAGAAAAAATGATCCATGCCATCGAAGGCGCGCCAGTCAGCGAAGTCTACATTTCACCCTGGTGGCGGCGCCGCATCGCCGCTGCTTTCCGGTTTCCCATCGCGCGCCTTCACGAAAGCGCCTGACGTCAATCATCTGGAGACATGACATGTCGAATCCCTTCAGCGGCCATAATGGCGGCCTGAACTCGCCAGCCTCACGCCTGGAGCCGGTCACGCCTGACGACGACACCGACCTCACCGGCGGCGTCTGCCGCGCTCTGCTCGTCGGAACGGCCGGGACCGCAAACCTCATCGACGCGAGCGGTTCGGAACGCACTGGCGTCCCGCTGCAGCAAGGCTTTAACCCAATCGGCACACGCAGGATCAAAACCGGCGGCACGGCCGCGAACATATGGGCCCTTTACTAAAAACACGGCGCCGCATCACGAAAGGCAAATTCCATGGCAAGCTTCAATAAATTCAATTCTTTTGTCGAATATCTCGCCGAAGGCGTTATGAACCTTGAGAGCGACGCGCTGAAAATCGTTCTCACCGACACGGCCCCCGTCGCCACGAACGGCCTTCTGGCGGACCTGACAGAAATCAGCGGCGGAAACGGCTACACCGCTGGCGGCGTTCCCGCCACTGTCTCCTCTTCCGGGCAGACCGGCGGCACCTACAAGCTCGTGGTCGATGATCTGACGATCACAGCCTCCGGCGGCTCGATCGGCCCATTCCGCTATTTCGTGCTCATTGACGATACGCCGACAACGCCCGCCGATCCGCTTATCGGATATTGGGATTACGGCTCTTCGATCACGCTTGCTGACGGCGAAAGCGTCACGGTTGATTTCGACGCAACAAACGGCGTCCTGCAGCTCGCTTAAGCGCATCAGCGGCCATCACCTTCCATCTCCACAAACCATATGAGGGCTTGAATGGGATTGATTCAACCTTCCGGCCCATCATGGGCTTACTGCACCCATAATCTGCCGGCGACAATCAACGCCGCGGCATTAGGCGCAAGCTGCACGACCGGCGTCAGCAATGCGGACGGCTCTAGCGCCCCGCTCTTTTCGTCCGCCCTTTCGCATGATGCCGAGTATCTCCGCTTGATGATCAGCGCTTCGGTTCCTTCGAGCGGGAATAACGACATATTGATGACCGTGCTTATCGATCCGTCAGGCGGGACGAGCTGGTCGACGCTGATCCCGTCTCTTATTGTCGGAGCGATCGGTAATGTCGGCATATCGGGGAGCGAACCGGCTGGTCCATCGGGCATCTACGATTTCCCGATCTGGATTCCATCAGGCGCATCGCTCGGTATCAGGGCGCGTTCAGCGCATTCTTCGGCATCGACCCTTAAAGTCGCAGCCTTTGCTTATGGCGGCAATGCGAACCCGGCCTCCTGGTGGTGCGGTCAGCGCGTTTCTGCGATCGGCGTTAATGCATCCAGCTCAACCGGAACATCGCATAGTGCTGGCAATAGTGGCGCATTTTCGAGCTGGGCCAACCTCGGTTCGGCACTCGGCGCGGATTGCGGAGCGCTTCAATGGGGAGTCAATGGACCGGGGGCGGGATTTTACACCTCCTCAAGCTACCAGTTTGAATTCGGTGTTGGCGGCCAGCGTATCGGAGCGCCGATCTTCCGTAATTTGACCAGCAATGAAGCCGGCTGGTGGCTATCGACCGGCCTGGTCTTCAGAAAGCTCGCCGCCGGGACCCAATTGCAGGTACGCGGCGCTTGTAGCGGGTTCGCGCAAGGATTGGGCGTCGCCGTTTACACCGTACACTGAGGTATGACATGACAATTACCATCGAAGCCTTTACGGGCACGGAAACGGTCGGAACGGCGGAGCACTCGCTGACCACCGATACAGCCGGGCCGGACGCCGAAGCAACGCCAGGCGTATTCCAGCCATTTCTTGACCTGAGCGCGCTCGCGTCGGGCGATACATTCCGCTTTCGCGTCTATGAAAAGTGCCGGACCGGCGATACGCAGCGTCTCATTTATTCCGCTGAATTCACCGGCGCGCAGGCAAGGCCGCTTTGGACGGGACCGTCCCTTTTGCTCGGCATTGGCTGGGACATGACGTTGACCAAAATTCTCGGCACCGACCGGGCGATTAATTGGCGTATCAGCCAGGTGGCGTAGTTGAGTTTCTACTCTAAAATATTAAGGGGTCAAAGATGAGCTGGGCTTATCAGCCGCTTCTGCCAGCCAGTGCTGCCCTTCAGTCGGGCAGTGGCGGCCCGACCTACAGCCTCGCAGCCGATGCAGGCGCAATCTCCTTGCAGGGTCAGCCTGCGGCAGTCAGCGCAAATCGGCGCCTTCCGGCAGCGGTTGGCCCATTCGCGTTGAATGGCCAATCGGCTGCTCCGAAAACGTCATTCGTCCTCTCAACCGAAGCCGGTGTCTTTACCTCGTCCGGCCAGGCGGCCGCTTTTGCCTCAACGCCTGTCCTTGCCGCCAATCAAGGCGCTATCGCGCTTCAAGGTCAAAACACGCTTCTGAAGCTGGCGCGCAAACTTTCCGCTGGTGCGGGCTCTATTGCGGTGGCCGGACAGGCCGCAGAAATCCAACCGCCTGCAATTTTGGTCAGCGCCGAAGCCGGAAGTATCACGCTAAGCGGAAATGCGACCGCTCTCAAGGCAGCACGGAACCTGTCAGCGGAAATCGGAACAATCCAGATCGGCGGACAGCCTGCTGCTTTGAGCACCGCCGGTTCTCCTTCATCGAATACCCTCGATCTCGGCCTTTCCATCAGCCTCTAGTGTCCCGATTCCGAAGTTCGCCTCATTATCGCAGCACGTTCCGTAGCGAACTTCGGAATCTTAAGGGACACTAGGAGCCTGTCCAGATAGGCTGATTGTGTGATCGGTTCGGTGAGGCTATAGGCTTCAAGCGGCCTTTGCGAGCTTGATGAGGTTATGGGCGGTGCAGATCATGGCCCATTCGGCGCGCACGGC